ATGGAGTTTTAGAGAGGAAATAATTTATGTCACAATTTGACAAAAGAATAAAAGTCAATACGATTATTGAGAATCAGTTGCCAGAGTTCGTCTCTGCTGATTTTCCTAACGCAGTCGAATTTTTTAAACAATATTATATCTCTCAAGAATTTCAAGGAGGTCCAACTGATCTAATCAATAATTTTGATCAATATTTAAGGGTTGATAATTTAGTTCCAGAAGTCGTTGTCGGTGTCACTTCAATTACAACTAGTATAGAATCAACTGATACAACTATAAATGTTCCAAGCACTAAAGGGTTTCCATCTGAGTATGGTTTATTAAAGATAGATGATGAGATAATATCTTACACTGGTATAACATCTACTTCGTTTACTGGATGCTTACGTGGTTTCAGTGGAGTTACAGGATATAATGTTGGAGTTTCATCTTCATTATTGGATGTCAATAAAGAAAGTTTAAAATTTGAAGAAACCACTGCATCTTCGCATGTTAATGGTTCAGTAGTAAATAATCTATCTGTTTTATTTTTACAAGAATTTTATAAAAAATTAAAAAAGACATTTTTACCAGGTTTTGAAAACTCAACTTTAGCATCAGATTTGGATGTTGGTAATTTTGTAAAATTTGCTCGTTCTTTTTACCGTTCAAAAGGTATAGAGGAGTCAATAAGAGTTTTATTCAAGGTGTTATATGGAGTAGAATCAAGGATTTTAGATCTTGAAAATAACTTAATTAAACCATCTGATGCTGAGTATATAAGAAGAGAGGTAATAATCGCAGATTTAATTACGGAGGATAGAGAACCTCAAAACCTTGTAGGGCAGACAATATACAAAAATAATGATTTAGGAACAAACGCATCTGTATCTGAGGTTGAGATATTCAATAGAGACGGAAAAAGTTATTATAAACTTGCATTATTTGTAGGATATAGTGATCGTGATTTAATACAAGGTATATTCTCAGTAACTCCAAACACAAGAGTGTTATCGGGAGTGTCAACGACTGACTCTATTATATCTGTTGATTCGACTATTGGTTTTGGTAATACAGGAATTCTTAAGAGTGGAACTAATACAATTGAATATAAATCAAAATCTTTAAATCAGTTTTTTGGATGTGAGGGTATTGATATTCCTATTAATACTGCAGATAGTATAAGAAGCGATGACTCTATATTTGGTTATGAAAATGGTGATGTAACTAAAAAGGTTGAATTGAGAATCACTGGAGTTTTATCTAAGTTAGTAACTGATAAAAACTTATCTTTAATTAGAGAGGGAGAAAAAATATTTGTAAAGAACGTTGGAGAAAAAATATTAAATCAGGGATTAGATTATAGACAAAAATTTGTAAATAGTTGGATTTACAACACAAGTACAAGATTTCAAGTTGGAGTTACGACTAGTGAACTAGGCGGAACAATCAAATTAAATACTAAAATTGATAAATCTTCTATTAAAGATGGTGATACATTCCAAGTATTAAGAAGAAATGAGCAAGTTGAGGACGATTCCTTCACAATCCCTAATGGTGGAGTTAATGAGACAAGTAATCAAGTAAGTATTCAAAATTTAGGTTTTAGTCCTGTTTTAGGTGAAGAATATGATATACGTAGAGTGATTAAAAAAGCATCTAGTACTGGAGTTGGTATAAGAGAAGGGGACAATAATATCATAGCAGACGTATTAAATGTTTATGTTGATGGTACTACAGATGGATATGTTGCATCTAATTCACTACCAAGTTATACAATCACAGATAAAATTATAGATGAAAAAATAATTGGTGTTGCTCAAACAACAACTAATTTTCCACTAGACGGAAAAAATCAAGATAATGATTTATATAATTTCCTTAGTTTCAATTTTGATACCATTAGAGATATTAAATTTAAACGAGGAGATGCTGTAGTATACAATTCAGTCAAAGATCCTAATGCTACGGATGATAATCCAAGTGAGGTTATTCCAGGATTAAATGATGGGCAATTATATTATGTTGATCCACAACCAGAACAACCTGGTGTAAAGATCACTAGAATAGCACTTTATTTGTCTAGGGCACAAATTGGAACAGCAAGCACTATACAAATCGGTTTAGGTCAATCTTTGAAAGATCAGCATGTATTTACACTTCAAAGACACCATAATAGGAAAATAAGTGCAAATAAAATTTTAAGAAAGTTTCCTTTAGATCAAAATTTATTCAATCCAACAAATAATGATGAAAACGTAGATGATATTGGATTACTGAAAGACGGTGTGGAATTAAGGTCTCCAGTATCGGAAGATTTTATAAGTTATGGTGGTATAAGTAAGGTAAATGTGTTAAATGGGGGTACTGGTTATGATGTTAATAATCCACCAAAGATAATTATAGAAAGTAGCACTGGTGAACAGGCTTTGGCAGAACCTGTTTTATCTGGATCTGTTGAAAAAGTTCTCATTGACCCACAAGATTTTGATATTGCATCTATAAAAAATATTTCATTAACTGGTGGAAATGGTTCTGGATGTGTTTTAGAAGCAATAACAGGAGAAAGATTTAGAGAATTAACGTTTGATAGTAAAGATATATTTTTTGGTGGGGGTATTGATATTAACGAAGAGACAATTACATTTAAACAAAAACATAACTTAGAAAACGGTGAATTAGTATACTACTTGAATAATGGAAATCCATCTCTAGGAATAGGTGCTGCTTATGATGGTACTAATACAATTACTGGAACATTAGCAAGTGGAGATCCATATTACGTTAGAATCGTAAACTCTACAACTGTTAGAATTTACAATACAAAAAATGATGCTTTATCTGGAATTAATACAGTAGGATTGTCTACTGATACTGCAGCAAGTGGTATACATGTTTTTAGAACTGAATCAAAAAATACCATAACTAATATAAAAGTAATTAATTCTGGAGAGGGTTATCAACATCGAAAGTTGATTGTTAAACCATCTGGAATATCAACCTCTTTTGATACTATTAACTTTAATAATCATGGATTTAATCATGGTGAGTTGGTTGATTACGCACCAATGGTTGGTATTGGTTCGACAATGCCAAAAGAAATTCAGGGATTATCAACATCAACATCTTACTATGTAATAAAGGTTGATGATAATTCATTTAAATTAGCAAATGCTGGTGTTGGTGGTACATCAACTGTTGATTTTGAGAGAGGTAAGATTGTTGGATTAAACTCTACTGGTACTGGATACCAAACTTTTAAATATCCAGATATAAAAGTTAATCTTGAAGTAGGTTATGGTGGCACGATAACAGGTAATTTTAATATAACACCTTATGTTAGGGGTTCATTTACTGATGCTTATGTTTATGAAAATGGTTCAGATTATGGTTCAAAAATATTAAATACTTTAACATTCCCATCTGTCACCGTTGATGGTGGAAAGTTTGCAGAAATTAAACCAATAGTATCAAATGGGAAAATTATAGATGTCGTTGTAGTTGATCAAGGTCAAAATTATTTTTCAAAACCAGACATTACAATAACCTCTAGCGATGGAAGTGGTACAGGTGCTATTGTAAGACCTGTAATTCAAAATGGTAAACTCATTGATACAGTGGTGATAAACTCTGGCATAGGGTACAATGAGACAACTACAGACGCATATGTTGACAATAAAGGTATTAATGGTAATTTTGAAGCAAATGTAAGAGTATTGAGAATTAATGAACAGGGTAGAACAGGTGATACTATATTAGTTCCAAGAGGAGATTTTTTAAGTTTTAATGTTATAGGTTGCAATCAAGAATTACTTTCAAATTTAGAGATTAATACTTTTGATGTAAAAACTAATGGTGATTTTGATAAACCAGTAAAACACTCGTCAATCATTGGTTGGGCATATGATGGCAATCCAATTTACGGACCATTTGGATATACGGAACCAAATAATATTAATTCACCCTTAAAGTTAATAAGTTCATCATATGTTAAAGATAGCACTAAAGTTGAGAATAGACCAACAGGTTTTGATGAGGGGTATTTTATAAATGATTTCGTATATGATGCATCTGGTGATTTAGATATACACAATGGAAGATTTTGCAAAACTCCAGATTTTCCAAATGGTGTATATGCATATTTTGCAACGGTAGATTTAGATATCAACGGTAAATTAGTAGGAGCATATCCTTACATCATAGGAAAAACATTTAGATCACCTTTAATAAAAGAAAATCTAAAATTAACTCATGATTTTGATTTTAATAATTCAAATTTATCTAGAAACACCTATCCATATAATGTAAGTGAAAAATTTGCTAATTATGATTTCATTATCGAGTCAAATGAATTCATAAGACAATCAACAGAAGTAACATCCGTATCAAAGGGTGAAGTAGAAAGTATAAACATATTAAATTCAGGAACTGGATATAAAGTTGGTGATCGTGCATCTTTTGATAATACAGATACGAATGGAACTGGTTTGAATGCAGAAGTTAGTGATATAGTTGGTCTTGGAGTATCTTCAATTCAAACAAACCTCACTACGTTTGAAGATGTGGTATTTACTTGGGAAAATACTAATCAAGTTAATGCAAAATATCTACCATTCTTAGAATTAAATGATAAAGATAATATTTTAGTTTCTGGTTTAAACAAATCTATTCTAGGATTAACAGATTCTTTCACAATTGGAATAACTACCTCTCGTGTAAAATTAATTTTACAAACTAAAACTGTGCCATCTGGTACTATCGCTATAGAAGATATTTTTGTTAATAAAATACCAAATGATGTTTCTATAGGTGGAAGCATTAGAGTTGGTTCTGGAAATACATCTGCATTTCAAGCAGGAACAATTGATGAGAACATGGAGGTCATCAATATATTCCCAGTAGAAAAAGCGTTACGTGTTATAAGAAATACTGGAGTAGCACACACATATGGATCAAATGTTGATATCTTAAACTCAGTAATAACAATACCTGCAAGTACAACTAAGTTTGAATCACAATTAAATGATGTTGTTTACTTTAATGCACCACAACAAATAGGATTAGGAACGGACGGTGAAGCAATATCTTCAAATTATTTTGTTGGAGATAGAGTTAAATCAGTATCAATACCAAATAGACAAATTTATCTTCCTAATCATCCATTTGTTACAGGTCAAAAAGTTAAACTTAATGTCCCTAATACTGCCAACAAACAGTTAAATGTGGCAACCTCAGATGATCCAAATGACTCAGATGCTAATTTTTTAATACCATTTGTAGGAAATAGTCAAGATTTATTTGTAATTAAGAAAAGCAATAATTATATTGGATTATCAACTGTAGAAGTTGGTAGTGAAGGTGAGGGATTATATTTTAAATCAAATGCAAGTAATGTTAGTGGTATCAACACTCATCTCTATAACATTACATCACAATTTGAACAGGTAACAGGTGATATTGATAAAGTTATTAGCACTCTTTCTACAAAAGTTGCTGCTGCCAATACAACAACTCATAATTTACAAAATGGTGATATTGTAACAATAAATGTTGTTCCAAACCTAACAGTTGGAATGGGAAAAACAACACCTGTACAAGTTGATTATAACTCAGAATTTGAAAAATTGATCGTAGATCCAAGAAAATTTGTGAGTGCAGATGTAGAAACTAATAGAATAGATATTGCGAATCATGGATTTGAAACAGGGGATAAAGTTCTTTATACTGGTGATGGTTCTGGAATAGCAAATGGAACATACTTTGTTCTTAAAAATAATAGTAGATATTTCCAACTTGCAGAAACATACAATGATCTCTATGCAAATCCAATCAAATTAGTTAATATTACAGCAAATACTGGTGGAAATGATCAAGTAATAGCACCAATTAATCCCCAAATTAAAGTATATAAAAATTCAAAACTAACATTTGGTTTATCAACAACAAATCTTGCTAATTTTGATTTCAAAATCTTTAATGAAAATGGTGAAAATGAATATCTAAGTTCTCTTGATTCAAATACATTCAATGTACAAAAACAAGGTACTATAGGTATAGGAACTGATCTAAACGATCTAATTGGTGCTACCTTAACATTACAATCTTCTGCTTCATCTCCCCTAATATTATACTATGGATTAACAAAAGGTGGATTTATAAGCACTGCAGATACAGATGTGCAGAATTATTCTCAAATTATTTTTGTAGATAGTATTTACAATGGGGATTATAAAATATCTAATGTAACTGACGAAACATTCGATTTCTCACCAAAAGTTCCAGAATTTTTAAATTATGATGAAACAAATTGTGATATAATTGAGTATTCAACAAAATCAAAAAATGTTATTGGTGGTATAAAAAATATTGATATATTATCTAATGGATTTAATTATAAAATACCACCAGTATTTAAAGAGGTAATATCTGATAAAGGATTGAATGCAAATCTGGTAGCTGAATCAAAAAATATAGGTAAAATAGAGAATATTAGAGTACTAGATATTGGTTATGAATATTCAGCAGATAAAACTTTAGAACCTGAAGTTTTTGTTCCATCAATTGTTAATATTGATAATTTAGATCAAATATCTAGTATTGAAATTATAAATGGCGGATCAGATTACACAACTCCACCAAATTTGGTAGTATTCAATCCAACTTCAAATATTATTGTAGATGAACTCTCATTAGATCCAAAAGTACCTGAACAATCTATATCTTCAATTGATGTTATTGCACCAATAAGTGGTTTGGATTCTGTTGAACACAAAGTTTTTGCTGTTAACAATTCAAACGGTATAGGAATAAATTCAATTCAAAGCAGTTCTGGTGGATTAGTTACTTGTTTCATGGAAACACCATTCAATGGGTTCCTTGATCCACAACCATTTGCAGTTGGTGATGAAATTTATGTAGAAGGAATACAAAGACTTGGAGAAGGAGGAGTAACAGGAATAAGTACAGGTCAACAGGGTGGTGCCACTAGCGGAGAAGTTTTGGGAGAAGGATTTAACTCTGCTGATCATAATTTCCAATTCTTTAAAGTTGAATCATATACACCAGGTACCACTACTATAGTAAAATTTAGCGTAGCAGGTGTTACTACAAATCCAGGTGTTGCAAAAACATTCCAATCTGGATACGCAACTATCATCAATAAAAATAAGTATCCCCAGTTAATTCCAGTTCAAAGTAGAGGTGTATTTCAACAAAATGAAGAAGTAACATTAAATGGTCAAGATTCTGATTTAACTATTGTTGAAATTAGAAACGACTATATCAAATTAGATGGAGTTGATAGTATCAAAAATGGCGATAGAATTGTAGGAAAAGTTACAGGTGTATCAGCAGAAATCGTTAATATAAAAAATAATTTAGCTAAATTTGAAATTGATTTCTCAAGTCGCCAAGATATTGGATGGATTGATGATATTGGTAAATTAAATGATGATACTCAGGTTACTTCTGATAATGATTACTATCAAAATTTATCGTACTCTGTTAAGAGTCCTATTCCTTGGGAAAAATTCTCTAATAGTTTGAATAGTATTATACATCCTGCAGGTTTGAAAAATTTCTCTGATACATTTGTAGAAACTAAAACTAAGGTAGGTATTGGTACTACTGTAAATGCAATTGATGTCACAATCCTTGATTTGGTTAGTGATGACAACAGAGTTGATGCTATTAATAATTTTGATAATGCATTAGACTTCAATAGATTAGGAAATAAATCCAAAACTCTATTATTATCTGAGAAAAAATTAACCAATTTTAACAAGTGCATCACAAATAGAGTTCTTATTCATGATGATGTTAGTGATGAGTTTTCTAGTGTGGGATTTGCTGCTAACTCAACGATTTTGAATCAAATTAATGGTAAATTTGTACATTATTTAATACAAGTGGTTGATCCTGATACCTTTGATGCTCAGTTAAGTGAGATAATCATTCTAACAACAGAGAATGATGCTTTCCTAGTAGAAAAATCATCGGATAGTGCTGGAGTAGGTTTAGATAATGTTGATGGAAATTTAAGATTGGGATCATTTGATACTCAAATAAATGCTGACGGAACTAAGGATCTAATATTCGATCCAAGTGAAAAATTTACAAGAGATCATGATATAAAAATGATCAAAACTTTTTATGATGTTGATGCTTTAGGTATTACAACTAGCGTTATTGGAAATATTAAATTAGTAAGTGCCAATGTAGGAATATTATCAACCACTGCAGGATTTACTACTACAACTATTTCTCAATTTAATAAAGATGAAATTAATGGATTACACGCTTCTATTTTTGTACAAGATTCTGTAACTAAAGAAATTAATTATAATGAAATTACAGTTGATTTTGATGGTGTAGATACAACCACTTCACAAATTTACATTGACGACAGGGGCACTACTGATACGTCAAATACTGTTGGTATTTTAACTACTAGATTAGAAGATGGTTTCTTAAAAATACAAATTGAAAATGACAGAGTTAATACACTACATGCAAAAGCAAACATAGTTGGTTTAGGAACAACAACTGCTGGAATTGGTACTCATAGATTTTTAGCAACAGGACAACCTGCAGGTGCTGAAAGAAGTGCTAGATTTGAATCTACCGTTAATACAGGCACAGGAACTTCTATTTCTTATGCTAATCTTGACAAAACATTAGATAGTTCTGTTAAATCATTAATTAGAGTATCTACTGGACAAACTTCAGCTATACATCAGGTTGTTGCAGTTAGAGACGCTTCAGATATTTTAGTTGTTCAATATCCATACGTATCATTAGGATCAACGTCTGGTATTGGTTCATTCATATCAGATACAAATGGTGATAACATCTCATTACTCTTTGTTCCTGACTCAGAATTTACTGATCAAGTTACTGTTCAAGCATACAACCAAATTTTAAATACAGCATCTGATTTTGATAACTTAC